TTCACGACTTCCTTGTTGAACAATTTTAATGTTGTTATTAGTAAATGTAGCCATAAAATAATCTTTTGTAAATTGTTCCCTGGGTAAATTATTTTCTCGGCAGTGATCATTAAACGCCTGAGTAAATACTTTCATTGGAATATACAACTTTTTATCAAATACAATCTTACCGGATTTCAAGAAATTTTGAAGAGAATTTGTAGTTTGTTCCATCTCTTCTTTGTTTTCATGAAAATACTTTGGAAGTATATTCCAAATACCTTTTTTCCCGTGTATATTCAAAGCGTTATAATAGCCACGAATACATAACTTTAATATAAAAGGAAGTTCTTTAAGAAGTTTTTTGTCAATCTCGGTGTCAGTGTTCGTTACCTTTTTCCAAAAGTTAACTACCGCGGTTCTACGAGATACACTTTCTGAGTTATTTTTGTACCTCATAATCTTGTTGCCTCCCATAGTCATTGGGACTTTCCAATCTATTGTTTCATCACTCTTGTACTTTTCAGCATAAGTATTTCTTCCACCTTCTACTATAAGCTGCCAATCGGTTTGTTCCATCTTAAAATTTTCGGCTATCTCGGGCGCGAGTACCATGAACTTGTTGGCATGTGGTTTTATACCAAACTTAGCGTCAATATTATTAGCAATCACACCTACGTCTTCTTCATCGTAAAACTTTTGTAGAATCTTCATTAAAATAGTACTCTTGCCGGCTCCCGCCTGACCAAGTAAATAAAGAAGTACCTGCCAGTTATCTAGTTCTCCGATATCAAAACACATTCTTCCCATAAATGTGCACAGCCATTTTTGAACTTCTTCTGTGAATTCCTGATAATCAAGAAGACTTTTAAATGTAGGACAATGATCTATTATTTTAAACCAGTCGTCGTTCGAATATTTAGCGAAATTATTGAAATTGGAATCATGATATTTACAAGCAACCGAGAAGTTGGTTATATATGGATGAGTTTCTCCATATGGTACAAATATGTCAGAGTAAACGGGTGTCTCGTCTGGGCCTGCGATGTTATATTTTGTAATGTAGTTACCATTCTTAAAGGCAAAAAGGTGACGATCTTTTACAAGTAGAGGCAGTTCTGGACCAACAAACTCGTTAAAGTATTTTTCGGCATTATTTATATTACTACCTCCACTGGCCGTGGCATTCTTCCATTGATTAAAATTAATTTTATGGTCCGTTTTTTGATAAATGTATTCTTTTATTGTACACTGTTTTTTCCAAGCATGAGTGTTGTTTCCTTTTTTAATAATAGGTTTATAAAGATTGCCTCCGCATTTTGCAAAGCCTTCTTCGGAAAGAAGTTCAAGAAAATACAAAAGAAGACATTGATAAGGAGTCTTTTTAGAATCGTCTGTGAATCGGGTATATTTAAATAGAACATCTGGGTCCTCGTTAAATAGTGCGTTGTGATTTGGATCGAGAGTTTTAAATAGAAGGTAAGTATCACGTATAAGTCTTTCTGAATAAAAAATAACTTCATACAAATTGTCCCAGCGACTTGCATATTCATCGAAATCATCTACACATGCCTTGAATTTAGTATAAACTAATGTAGCTTCAAATATAGCTTTTTCTAGTTCTATTTGAAGAACCGAAGTATCTATTCCATCAATAGACATTATATTTAATCTTTCACAGGCATCTTCGATTATATTTTTTTTACTAACTGTCCATTTAACACAAAGATCGTCAAAATATTTCATAATTTCTTTTTCATTCGCATTTTTTACGCGTTCTTTAATTTCATTACTCCAAGGACGGTTAGTTTCTAGAATTGACATTCTCTGATATAATTTTATATAAAATATTTTTTTATATGATTTTTTAATCAATATTGTTTTTGGGAATTTATACTCGTTAATACTCGTAAAAAATATTATTTACGTATTAATAATGAAGAGATGAAAATGCCAACTTTTCTAATTTTCAATAAAAACGGTGAAATTGAAGAGAAAAGCACCAAATGTGTTACATTTGATATTAAGTCGTTTCCTGAATATGAACATTATAAAAGATACGATGAATATATAATCTTGTATAATGTTGAAAATGGGGGTAAAAATTTAACATCTTTTTACTTCACCGATGATAAGTATACAACAGAGGTAGCTGTGATAAAAATAGACGACCTTAAAATTAAAAACTTAACTTATAAGATGTATGCGAAGGAAATATCTAAAATTAAGATCGAACTCAATGATTACTCAGATTCTGAATCTGAATCTGAAATAGAAGACATTTGCCCGTTTACTTATTAGATTATTTGGCTTTTAAAGTTCTGTTAATAGTTTTTTCACGGCCCTCTACATATATGTAATCATGAAGAAATTTAGCTTTTTCTTCTGCGTCCATTCCATTAGTTTTATCTGTATCTTCTGAGAAATATTTATATATTCTATCATAAACGTCTCCTTTAGTTACTTGTTTAACACTTTTCGTACTTTTAAGTTCATAGGAAGCGGTATCAATATTACATACATCTAGTTCATTAGTTTCCATAAAAGATAAAACCTCTGCCTGTTTTTCTTGTTTAATTTTGGTAAGTTCTTTTATTTTATCTTGTAGAGGTTTTATTTTCTTTCTAAGTTCTTTGATTTGATTTTCTAAATCGCTGAATTGTGTTACATCATTTTTAAAAAATTCAATCTCTTTATCTGAAACGTTTAACATTTAGACTTAACTAAGTTATTTTTTTATATTAATTACCGATTTTTTCACATATTAAATATAAATAAACCGCATTTAATAACAACAGGACTGTTATAATTATGCAATAAAATTTGATAGGTAATGTTACTTCATTTAATGTATCTTTTATTTTTGTTTGTCCCTCTTCGTCTAATAATTTAGATAACATTATCTTTTAATGACTAATTATATTTTTAATCGCTAAACGCACCGCCGTCTTCAAAATCTTCACATTCATCCATGGAATCGTAATTATCTACATCAAACGAATTGTCTTCTTCGTCTTCGGATTCTGATTCTGATAAGAAAACTTCTTCTTGTTTTTTATTTTCTTCTAATTGATTAGTTTCTTCATCGTCTTCGCTTAACATTAAGGTTGTTTTCTTTCTAACACTCGATGTCTTTTTCCTTGGGTTCTTAGGTTTAATTTTAACTTCTTCTTTCAACGCTAAGTATTCTGGATATTCCACGAGATTTATAGGTAATTTGTTTTTCTTATTTGGTTTTGCAATACATTGACCTGTTATTCTTTGTTTTAAACTCTCGAGTGACTCTTTTTCTTCGAAGTACAATTTAAAATTTAGTTTTTTAAGTAAATAATTGATATTTGCTATATAATTAGCACGATATTTTTTCGAAAAGTTTTGAGTAATCTGACTTAAATGAATATATCTAATCAGTTCATCTTTATAAGTTTTCTCTGCGTCTATTTTTTTAGACATCCCCGAATTTTTTTTTGCTTCCGCCCCCTTTGCATTTTCTATGTCTGATATATAATTGCATACAAATAGATCGCATCTAGTTCTTTTCTTAGACTCTATTGTCAAATATCCACATTTGTACACATCATATCTTTTGTTTTCGTAAAACCATTGAAAATAAAATGCGTTATATCCGCACTCACACTTCATTCTAAGATTTCAACTTTTAATTTATGTTTAGATACAATTAAAAAATGTAATAATTACAAATTTTGCATAAATATAAAGATGTATTATATATATTATTACAAATTACATTACATTACATTACATTACATTACATTACATTACATTGTGGTATGGATAGAGTAAAACAACTTGAAATTATCCAACATGAGTGTAAAAAAGTTTTCGAAAAAAAGAATAATGATTACGGAGATGCGTTTGCACGACACGGAACAGTGGGTGTACTTGTAAGAATTGCGGATAAAATGTCTAGGTTTACAAATATTTCTAAAAACAG